CTGCTCCAGTTCCATCTAAGGCTTCTTGCGAATAAGGTGCTACAGTTAATACACCTGCACCTAATGCACTACCAGGAGTAGCTCCAGAAGCAACAACGTAACAGTTTAATTCTGCCCCATTTGCTGGATTCATCACTACAATTGTAGAACCAGGAGATACAACGTTTTCAATAAGAGTCGCGCCAGCTCCTCCAACAGGAATAGTTAAAGTAGAAACTTTTGCTCCTACAATACCTGCGTTAGTTGCTATTACATTCTCGTAAGAAATGTGTAATCTATTTTGTTCAGACCATACTACTTGGTCAGAACTCATTGGCATTTCAGCTCCTACCATTCTTAAGAAACCACCTAAGGTTCTATTTCCATAACGCTCTACTTCAGCTTCATAGATTTCTGGTAAGTACTGTTGTGCGAAATCATTCGTTCCATCAGTAAAGTTTAAATAATTGCCTTCTAAGGCTTGCTTTTTTTGCGTTGGAATTAAGCTTCCAAACGCTGGGCTTACATTTGCCATAATTTTTTAATTTTTTTTAGTTAAATTTTTTTGTTTTAATTCTAAGTTTAGAAGAATCATAACCGCTTATTGACTTAACTTTTATTCCGTTTACAAACTCACCTGATCCAGATTTTCTTGGTTCTGTGCTAGGATTTTTAGAACTACTAACTATTTCCTTAGTAGCATCTGTTCTTCCTTGTTCATAAAAATGATTAATAATCTTGTCAGCATTTGAAGCGATGTAAATAGCCTTGTGATAACCTTTCGTATCTTTTATATTACCGCTATCGTCAAGAAACTTTCCTACGAAATTGTTAATACTTGATTGGTTTTCTGCAACTTTATTAGGATCTTGTAAACCATATCTAAACTTCTTTTTACCTACATTGAAGTCAAAACCTTTGAATTCATTAGTAAAGTAATCATTTGTTTTTGATTTAAAGTCCGAATGCTGTTGCTCAGCTGTCTTCTGATCTTCTTGATATCGGTTGAAAAACTCTGTTGCTTTTTGTTGTTCCTGAGTAACGCCGGGTCTCAACTTGATTTCGTCGTAATATTTACTCTTGGTATTTTCCAAAAAGCCTTTAGCTTTTGCAACTTCTTCTTTAAACGCAAGTTTCTTTTTGCGTATATCTCTTTCCTCATCTATGTCTTCGTCATAATCGTAATCCTCTAATAGTAGGCTAACGTCATCTGATTCCAAATAAGGTTTTGTTTGTTTGTAATATTCTTTTAATAGTGTTTTATCATCGACACTTGAGTAGTCCGCGTTTAATCTAACGTAGTCTTCCACTGATCCGCCTGTCTCTTCCATAAAGGTAACAAGTTTATCTATGTTTTCTGGTAACACTCTTTGTTCAGCCGCTTGCTGAATTTGTTGTTCAATAACTTTTTCAGGCTCTTGAGCGAGGTCTTCATCTACAATTTCTATAATACCATCTTGTGCAGTATCATCCGGTGTATTGTTAACAACTACAACAGGATCATCGATTACATCTTCTTTAACTTCTGGTATTACTACCTTGGTAGTATCCTCAATTACCGGCTCTTTTACTTCGTCTATATTAATCTTTATAGGTTCACTAGATTGATTGCCTAAATTTTTAGGGCTTGTTTTTTTGGATTTAATTTTAAAATCCCCTTCTTGTTTTACTTCTGACATAATATAATATAATTAAATAATTGTTTGTAATTCTAACTAGGGCCAAATTCTTCTAAACCAAACCCGCCTAAGACATCATTTCCAGATGACTCAAAGTTTTTAGGTAATCCTTCTGTTTGTCTTTGGTTTATTAATTCAGATTGCTGTGTACCTTGCAGTTTTATTCTTTGATCTTTTCGATCTTCAATTTCTTGTTCTTTTGCTTTTGTCGCACCCATCTGAGCCTGAGCTAGTTGTATATTGTAATTAAACTCCTCGGCCATTAACTCTCTTTTTATTTGAGCTTCAGTTTGCATTCTTTGTATTTCAAACTGCGACTTAGCTTGCTCTATACTTACTTTTTCTTGAGTTAGCGCTTGTTGTTTTTGCACTTCAGCCATTGCAGCTTTTTCAGCAGCTTCAGCATTTGCTTGTGCTTGTGCTTGAATATTTGCTTGTTGTTGCTCTTGCTCTCTTTTAATTTTTTGTTTTTGCCTTAGCTTCAAGAATTGATTAGCTAACTTTATGTTTTTTATTTGTCTAATATCAATTGCATCGGATAAAGCTATTGCTCCTGTTTGTAAAGCTACCTGTATGTTTTGTTCTAGTAAAGCTTTCTGCTCTTCTTCTGGTTCTAGCTCTAAGTAAATACCAAAGTCATGCAACTGCAAGTTCATTAATTCTTCTAATGTTTTTGTATTAAAAGTGCTTATAGCGTTCGTTAAAGCATTTTCTGTTAATGGATTTTCAATAACATCAGCTACTTTTAGACTTATATTTTCGCAAGTTCTAACAGTTAAATAAAGTAATGAGTCTAGTACATGCTTGGTTGCAATGTTAGAAGCATTAGCAGCCATCTTCTGTAAGCCTACTAGTGAATCTTTAGCTGGAGCACTACCATCTCTTGCTTCATTTAACCCGGTTACATCTCTGATCATTTGTAAATAATACTGATATGTACCTATTAAACTTTGTATTTTTGCTTGGCCACTTGAAGATGATAATTCTTGTACAGGTATTTTACCTCTATTTAATTCACCGTCTTGTGTTAATGATCTACCTACAACAGAACCTGTTTGAAAGTACATGTTTAATGCTTCAGCTGGGTTGTATGTTGTGCCGTTACCTAAATCAACTTCAGCCAACCCGTCCATATCTAAGAATACACCGTCTGGTACTATTCTAGACATTACTTGTTGCAACTTAAGATGTGTTATTTGGATCATATCAGCAAAGCTAGTAATCTTACTAACTATAGACTCTATGCGTCCTTTATACATTCTAGGTGCAGATATACAGTAATTCATCATTACTTTTGTAGTATCAGCCGTTGGTCTTGTCATATTTTCAGCAAGCTTCCATTCTAGCATTATATTTGTACCTAAAACTTTTGCCCCTGAATATAATACCTCTATAGTTCTAGATATCCTGTCAAAGTTATCATTAGTAGGAGGATTAAATGTGTCAGGTTTTTCTAACGTCTTTTCTAGACCTTGATCAGTCTTCTTTATTTTAAATACCTGATCTGAATATGTTTTGTATTCAAAGTATAAAATTTGAATAGTGTTAGCATCGTAGTTACCCCAGTTTGTTACATACTGAGAATTACCAGGCATATCTTGAATTCTTTGTAGCTCTTCAGGTGATATTGTTGGAAATTGTTTTTTAAGTTCCGCTAATGATATAGACTTTACTTCTCCTACATAATATACGTCTTCAAAATTTGGATCTTCTGTATATGAATAAATCATATTAGCAGGATCTACATAGTCAGTAACTATCCCTTCAGCCTTATTAAAAGACGTTTTAACAACTCCAATACCAATAGTAGTTAAATCTTGAGCTAACCGTTTTTTTGTTTGATCATACTTGTTAAAAGCAAGTACATTATTTATTACTTCTTCCTCAGCAACTTCTACGTTTTGCTTAGCGGTCATTTGAAGATGCACATCTAATTCTTCTTTACTTTCAGGAAGATCTTCTAAGCTACCGGTAGTAGCCATTTCCATTCCCAATTCCTGCTTAATATTTTCAAGCAGTATCTTGTTGTTCATATCTTGTTCTACAGCAGCAGCGTAATCAGTTCTGCTTTTTACAGAAAATGGATCCTGAGCAAAAGCATTTATCTCATAACTCTTATTAGACATTCCGTTTACAACAATATCTACAAACTTTGATATTACAGGTATAGGTTTCCAATCTAAATTAAGATAAGACAAATCACCGTTTATAGACAACTCATCTTTGTATTTTTGTATTGATTGCTCTCCTCTTGCGTATAATCGTAATGAGTGAAAGCTATTCCAATTGTTTAAATATCTATTACCGTTACCTCTTCCTTGATTGAACCATTCTTGTTCAATAGCTCTAGAGACTTGCAAGCCGTAATCATAACTAGCTTTTACTTCGTCACTAACAACCTGGTTAGGGAAAGAACTATCAGTATTTGTTTGTATTTTCATTTATCTCAATATTTTAGACGTAGAACCTCTATTGTCATATCTTTTAATTCCTAAATCGTAAATCTTTTTTTGCACCGGACTAACTGGTGAGTATAGATTTTTGTTGCAAGCCATTATAGCTAAACCAGAACTTATAGAAGCATCGTGCTTTGTTCTATTATTTATATTAAATTTACTCCAGTCTTCTAATGTTCTTTGAAAGTACATATCTCCATACCCGGCTTCTGTTCGCCCAACGCAAGTTTCTATATATGATTCTATAGCCGCAGCGTGTGCTTGCTTTATATCTTCACTTGAATTAGGTATTCCACCTATCTCTCTTTCAGTTACAGATAATTTGTTTAATCTTTTATCAGGTCTATTCATAGAATAACCCCTATAACCTCTTCTTTTAAAATGATAAAGTAATCTAGGTTTATTATTTTCAGCAAGTATTGGCATACCATAAAATATGCAAGCCATTAATACGTCTTCAAAAAATATCTCAGCAGTTTGTGGTCTAGCTATATATTCTAAAAAGAATCTGTTAGGTGGAACATCCTCCATGCTAAACTTAGTTAAACCATGTAAGGCTCCGTTAGAACCCCTTTTATCAACTGTACCTGATATATCATAACTGTCACATCCAAAAGCGCCGCAATGCTCGTTACCTGGATATTTTGTGTTACCTTTTGTTATAACTCTGTTTTGAAGACCAATATTAGGAACCCAGCTTACGTTGAACCTACCGTTTTTATTTGGTACAAATATTACCTTAGTATCTTTAACGCCGTTTTCCCACATAAAACTTCCAGTGGTTATTATCGATGTATTTCTAAGGTCTTCGTTATAATCTATTTGTTC